TAGTAATTTGTAACTTAGGTAGATTACTTTCTTCTTTTTCAATCTCAAATTGTTTAACATATTCTACATATGCTGATTGTCCATAAAGACGATAGACCTTATCAGCATAGTCTTTGTCAAATTCACCTATATGAATAACAGTATTTTCCTTCGGCTTCCATCTTAAATATTCATGTAGAGTAAGCTTACCATTTATACGATTCTTTTCACCTAATTCAATACCACAATGAAACTCACTCTTACGTAAAGCTTTAACAAGCTGCTCATAAATCGTAGAAGGTTCACCACGATTCTGGTCTGCTGAATGACAAATTCTAACTTTAGATAAAGCTTCTCTTTCAGCCGGCTCAGTTAAATTGATAAGGTCAGTAAGGTAATCAACAATCTTCTTTTCTTTGAAAGCATACTCTCTATAAATAAATACTCTGCCAGTGGGAGATAAAGCCGCCCAATAGATAACTGTGTAAGCAGCATAGCCCCAATCAATCCCAATGAAGCGAGGCCAGTAAGAAGGTATATCAAACGGTTTAATAACATGGCACGCATTACCAGGCTCATCTGATAATGGTTCAAGCCGGAACTCCTTAAAAACTTGACCTTCGTATGTATCCCAATCGCCATATAATTTTGCCTTTTTCTCAGCCTCTGTCATCGACATTAGCTGCTGAATATACTGAGGATTATTTGCTAATAGAGCCGGGTTATCTTGAATCCTAGCCGGAATAAATAATCTCTTTAATCCTGTCTTTGAATCTATAAGAATCTTATATCCTTCTTTGAACGGTTTAACAAATCTGTTCTTAAAGTAAGCGTGTCCTACATTTCCTGGATTAGTTCCGCTTCTTGCTATTGCTGGTAAATCGGCACATCTAGAACGAAGCCGGGACATAACAAGATAGCTGTACTGAAACTCGGTAAAGTGTGTTGCTTCATCATAAGAAATGAGATTGTACTGGTCAGAGTCGAACTTACGAATATCATCTTCTTTGTCTGCGCCGCCGTAGTATTGGACTGCTCCCGATGGAAATGTCCATTTCTTTTTAGTTTCATTGAATACTGCTCCTAATGATGGATATATCTCTTTAGAACGTGATATTAATTCTGTTTCTAATTGCTTCAGATTCCGTCGAAGAATGATACCTTTGTAAAGCGGATGCTCGTGAAACTGATATATAAGTGGAAGCCATATAATTAATTCTGTCTTTCCGGCTCCTGCTGCTCCACCGTAGAGAGCTTCCTTCACGCTCCAGGGAATAGCAATAAAATCACTCTGTTTCTTTGTCGGCGTAAACTCCCGCTCGACAACCGAATTGACTTGGATGCTGCTAGTCTGCATTTAGTTCAAGAGCGTGCCATTAGGTTGGCACTCTTACCTGGCTCCGTCACTATCGAGGCCGCCCGGAACCTAGCTTCTTCAGTCATCCGATTACTCAACCGCTTTACTGCTTGAGTCTGCACGAGTGGCTTATGCGCTTCGCGCAACTTGCTTAGACCTAAACCTCGCCCGCGCTCACGCGCGTAAAGCAGCCCGAGAATTAGGTCTATAGCAACCCATACAATAAACCCATTTACCAATCCACCTAACATTTATTCCAGTAACAGGACCATGTAGTGAACAGACTTTAGTTCCACCTACAACAGTAATGTTGCCTTTATGTCTATGTGGATTGCTTACTGCTCTGTGCTTTACCCATTGAGATATAACTTCCTTGATTTGTTCTTTCCTTCTATTGCCCATCAAGGAATAGAGAGTGAACATCCAACCAATAGCCAGAGACCCTTGAGCTACAGCTTTGTATGCTGTGCTGTGCTCAGGGTCTGGCATATTGATTGTCATGACTTTAGAAGTGCATCCTAAAGCCTTATGCGCTCTCTCTACAATATCAAGGTCAGTCATTTTCAGCTGGATTACTGGGCCACCATTGTAAAAACCAAAGCTGCCCTCACCTTCTAATAGTCCAGCTAGCCAAATAATATCTCTCAACTTTCTATCCACTTTAACTCCTTACGCGGGCTCTAAATGCCACTGCACGTTGAGTTTCCCAATATACCCGTCAGTTCCTTTAAGCAAGACACTAATAACCTTATCTGCTTGGGACGGAATATAGAGATTCAATACTCCTGTGAAGTCAGGAATATCAGCAGACCACTTTAACTTATCACCAACCATAATATCAATACCACCTTTAACTGGTTTAGCCAGAGTGGCTCCTGATACTACAGCTAGATAAGAGTATTGGATTGCATCAAGAACCCAGACTCTATCTCCACTTTCTTCTGGCTCTTGTCCAATACCAACATCTTCACCTACTAATCCAGAAGCATGGTCAGTATTAACTGCCCTATGAGTAATAGGGGTTCCTTCGCCGATTAGTTTAGTAAGCATTTAATTATCTCTTTGAAGAAACCCCTACTACCAATTAGGGATTAGCTAAAGCACGATGTTCGTTGAGCATTCCCCAATAAGCGTGGCCTGGAGGAATAGCACTCTCAGAACCAAACTCAGTGAGAATGTCACTAATACCCTTAAAGGACTCAGCTAACTTAGCCTTCCGTTCTTCAGCAGCTTTAGTCTGAGCTTCAAGAGAAACAGGAGGATTCAAAGTCTGAAACATTCTAACTTCGCTAGCCGGCTTCTCTGATTGAGTAGCAGGTGGATTAGCTGGATTAGATGGATTGAGTGGCCGGGTGATTGGAGAAAGAGGATTGTTTGGATTAGCTAGCTGGGTTGGGTCATTCTCTTTAGGAGAACCTTCTAATGGCCCAAAACCCGGCCGGACTAAATTAATATCAATAGCACCATCTGGAATCTTATTCTCTACTTCCTTTGGAGGTGGAGGTAGAATGGTTCCTTCTAAAGTAGGCTTAGTCTGGACTGCTTCTACTTTAGGTGTAGGAACAGGCTTTGGATGTGTAGGAGTCTGTGTTGGTTCTGGTTTCTTAAAGTCAGTCATTTCTTATCTCCTGTAGGTTCCACTTACTGACAGAGTGTTTAACTGGAAATCACTTGCTGTAGCTTCTCGAAACAAATTACCATTCACAAGAATCTGAACAGCAAGGAACGGAGAGAACGTTGAGATTGGATAGCTTACTGGTGTAGCATCCAATGACAAAAAGAGAGTTGTGCTGGACGTTTGGAAATTAACAATATAAGGTAACGTTGTATTTACCTGGACTAGACCATCTACTGAATTGTTATACCTAACTTTAACGGAAGAAGCATTACCAACTACTCTAAATTCAATAGTATCTTTGCTTACGTTAATTGGCGTTCCAGTTGAGCCTGGGTTATTGCTATAGTAAGTAGAAGATGGTTCAGTTGGCCCTGGAACATAAACTCTAGTACAAGAAGAGATAAGAACAAGAAACACAGCAGTAGCTAGTTTATACATAAATCCTCTTGGTTTTAACTTTGGAAGTTGAGAGAAAGACTTTTTACACGTTTAACTATCTAGCCTTTGTAGACTAAACAGTTACTTAGGTTCTGCTGTTTCTGGTAATTCGTTGTCTGGAACAAGAATCAATCCAACACATGCCAGCCACTTAACAATAAACTTCTTTCCCGGAACAATGGGACCAGGAGTGGGATAAGCACCACCATTAGGAAGTTCATTATTTGGTAAAGTCGGGTCGAATGGATAGACTGGAAGAGTCGTAATAACTCCACCGCCCGGTAATCCATTAGAAGGATATACTGGCTGTCCGGGTAATGAGTTATCTGGTACTCCACCACCAACAGAAGGAGGACCATCTAGAAAGGTAATCAAAGCAAACTTGCTGTTCATTCTTTTTCTCCTGTTACTTGACTAATCTATACCGTATAGACTAATCAAAAACTAGACCGTAATGGATTGGTAAGACTTTTCTTCTTTCATGGCAGGAACGTTAATGATGATAGCGGTTCGATTACCCTTTCTATCATCACCACCGGAAACTCTATCGAGAATCTTAGACATATCTACAGCAATCTTACTTGCTTCTGGAGCATCTGTAGTATGAAGATTGTTTGCAACGTGACCGATTGCGGCAGCTAGGTTGGATATTAATGCGTCTTTGAGTTTGTCTTGAGTTTTAGATAACTCTTCTTGGCGGGAGGAAGAACCATTAACAACTGCATCTCTTAATTCTTTATCAACACCTGTTGTCTCTGCAACTAATCCTCTTGAGTTAAGAGAAACAGTCTGAGCAGAAACACCCATTATTTCTGCTGCATCTTTTTTAGAAATCTCATTTCCTAAAATACCAATAGCAACTCTATCAT